AGATGAGTGAAGCAATAGCCAGTGAAATTTGGGGAGAACTCAAGCGTTTTGTAAACACAGTTGATCGCGCTGAAGCCGCTGAAACTGTGATACAGATCTTGATGGACAATGATTCCGATGTGGAAGACATTCGTGACGCCTTCAAAGGTGACTCTGATATTAAACGTGCCTTAACCGCATACCTTGACAACGACAAGGACTATGAGGAAGAAGACGAAGACGATGAGTACGAAGAGGAAGAAGAAGACGAAGACTGGGAAAACTGATGAACAATCAAGTGTTCCCCATTCGTAACGACACAGCATGTGTGTACAAGTGGGGATGGAACACATTCAGACTTTATAATGCAACGTCAAGTAGCTGTCACAGAGTAAATCCTGTAGCAGTGTCTCTAGACAAGTTTGATGATTTTCATAATACTTCAGAGGTACTCAACGACAGACAAAAAATGCTAGCCGGCAAGTGGCCCGGCCGTGGCTGTGAGTATTGCGAAAATGTTGAAAAGCAAGGCGGCGTAAGTGATCGACTGTACCATAATAATATTCCCGGTCTTACTCCTGTGGATTTTGATCCAGCAGGTGATCAAAAAGTAACTCCCCGCATTGTTGAACTTTATTTGACCAACACCTGTGACCTTGCATGTTTGTATTGTTTGCCAGGGTTTAGTTCAAGGAACAACGAAGAACTTAAAAAATACGGATCCTATCCCATTGGCATTTTACCAGTACAGCAAATTACTGACAAAGATCAATATTTCACTGCCTGGCTAAATTGGTTAGATAAAAATTATCAACACCTTGATCGTGTAAGCATACTAGGTGGCGAACCGTTCCTACAAAAAGAAATGTGGAATATATTGGAATTTATATCCAATAGACGCAATCAGAATTTGACTATCTCAATTAACACAAATTTGAATTCAAAAACAGATACGGTAAAACGCTTTGTTGAGATTTGCAAAAATTTAATAATCAACAGAAAAATCAAACAAGTACACATCAGTGCCAGTTTAGATTGTTGGGGACCACAAGCAGAATTTATCAGGAATGGGCTTGCTCTTGACCAATGGCAAGAAAATTTTGAATACCTGATACAACACAAGTGGTTATCAATCTCGGTACATCAGGTTATTACTTCGTTAAGCATTAGCACTGCACTAGATTTGCAACAACGCATAGCAGAATACAAAAAACAAAACCCTAAAATTACACAGGCATATCATGTGGTTGATAGCGGATACGAAGAAATATATCACCCCAACATATTTGGGGCCGCTTTCTTCAAAGATAAATTAGATGCATTGTTAGAACACTATCCAATTGCAACAGAGTGGGATATTGAAACACGCAAACGATTGGAAGGTATATGTTTGATGGTCAATGCAGAAAAACCAGACCCGTTGCGACTATCCAAACTTTGTGCTACACTAGACATGATAGATCAACGACGCAATACTGATTGGAAAAAATTATTCCCTGATATTGCTCAATACTTTATAGAAAACGAAATTCAAAATGTGGTATAGTCGCATAGTCGCTGGATTAGATGCCCTGCCTGATTTTATCAGTCATTACGAGCGTGAACTTGAAGATGCCAAAAAAGATTGCAAGATCTACGGCATAGTTGAAAAGAACATCACCGCCTTGCCAGGCATTACCGAGCACAGATTTAATCAACTGCAAGAGATTGAAGCAGTGCTGAACTATCTCAACATTCAACTGCGCAAAATACGTAGAAAGCACTTTCAAAAATATCTAGAAGCCTATGCCCGTGCGTTGACTTCAAGAGACGCTGAAAAGTACGTGGACGGCGAAGACGAAGTGATTGATTATGAAACTCTCATAAACGAAGTGGCATTTTTGCGCAATCGTTGGTTGGGCATACTCAAAGGGCTGGATACCAAGCAGTGGCAAATGGGACACGTGGTGCGACTAAGAACTGCTGGTATGGAAGATATTCAAGTGTGACCTGTTGTGCGTGATACATAATAGCATGAAGAAAACTGCTTTTGTTACAGGCATGACCGGTCAGGATGGCCCGTATCTTGCCAAATACTTGATTGAAAAAGGCTACCATGTTTATGGACTAGTCAAACGCTATTCAAACCCCAATTTAGAAAATATCAAATGGTTGGGGATTGAAAACGACATTGAACTCATTACTGGTGACATCACGGATGAGAACAACATGAATCACATCATGCAAAGCGTCAAGCCGCAAGAAGTGTATAACTTGGCGGCTCAAAGTTTTGTTGGCATCAGTTGGGAATTGAACAAACTCACAACCGAAGTCAATTGTATGGGTCCACTGAATTTACTGAACTCAATACGCCAACACAATCCTAATGCTCGCTTTTATCAAGCCAGCACCAGCGAAATGTTTGGCAATGCAACCGAACCTGGACTCCAAGGAGAAACCACACCGTTCCGCCCACGCTCACCATATGGCGTGAGCAAGTTGTACTCGCATTGGATGACCATAAACTTTCGCGAAAGTTATAGCCTATATGCTTGCTCAGGCATCTTGTTCAATCATGAAAGCCCTTTGCGTGGTCGTGAATTCGTCACACGCAAGATCACAGACGCAGTTGCACGTATCAAATTGGGCCTAGCAGATGATGTCACCTTGGGCAATCTAGACAGTGCTAGAGATTGGGGATTCGCTGGCGACTTTGTGGAAGCCATGTGGTTGATGCTACAACAAGAACGAGCCAGTGACTATGTGATCGCCACTGGCCAACAGCACACCATCGGTGACTTGTGTCGTGTGGCATTTGAACATGCAGGAATCCAGGAATGGAAACATCTAGTAAAAAGTGATCCACGATTCAAACGTCCAGCAGAACTTTACAGTTTACGGGGTGATAGTTCTCGTGCTAGAGAACAGTTGGGTTGGAAGCCACGTACTGACTTTGAAACCATGATACGTGACATGGTAGATGCTGACATCAAAAGACTAACCGTCTAAATGGCAATCCTGATTTAATCTCCTCCACAGTCCACTCAGTGTGTGCCAGTTGTTCTAGCCATGCTGTGCGATCAGGACGTGGGGGATTTTCTATTTGCGATAAATCCCAATTGGCAATTAGGCTCGCTAGACTATCAGGCCCAACAAACGCAGGAACCCCGTGAATCACAGCTTGCGGCCCTGGACCTGAGTTCCAATTTAGGACACAATGTGCAGTGGCCAATACTCGGTCAAAATCAAAGTCGTCATAGGTGCCATGTGTCATTCGAGGTTTATCAATCAAACAACCCCGGGGCATCGGGCAGGTGCCACGTGGATGTGGTCGAACTACAATAGGGCGATTGCTGTGTTGTTTGATTTGTTTTACAACATTGTCCAGCCATGCATTTACGTTTGGTAGTCCTGCCCATTGCTGACTGTCGTGCCGTTGCATGGCTATCACAATGTTTGAACCTGACCGCCAAGGTCGCAAACTCAATCCTAATGTGGCTGCACGATTGGGTACGAGATTATCAAAGTTGTAACTGCCAATACCGGTTCCGTTGATGCCAATCTTCCAAGTTTGCCCGCGTTGTATCATACCAACTTCGGCAACAATTACTGGCTTGCCCTGACGTCTAAATGCGTCATAAACTTCGTGATTGGGACGCATACGGCCAGTCCACAACATGCTCCATATCACTGCCACATCAGCAGTAAGGTCGTGATAAACTACTGTGTGCCCTTGAGCAGTTAGGCCCAGGGCAATGGCTTGAAAAACTGGCACTGAATTTTTAGCACCGAAATTATTAAACAGACTGATCTTCATTGTGATTAAATAGTTATATATGCACAAAATAAACTCACACTGGTATTCGCCTGAGCCGCTCAATGGTTTCTTTAGCGAACGCCTACAAGATGTAGTAGATGTACACTACCAGCAACGATATCGATACTATGTGTATCAAAACATACCGCGCAAGCGAACCATGATTGACATTGGTGCCAATATTGGTATTTTTGCCAAGCCGTCAGCAGAACTGTTTGAGCGTGTGATTTGCTTTGAGCCAGTACATAAAAATTTTGAAGTTCTAGAACGCAATTTAGAAAACTATACCAATGTAGAACTTTACAATGTAGGCATCAGCAATCATCCACAAACAGCCAAGTTCAGCATGAAGACACTCAAATGTGGACAAAGTCAACAGGTTGATGAATTCTCTACTGATCCCGAATACGAAAACTTTGAGTGCAAACTTGTTACGTTGGACCAATACAATTTTGACTGTGTGGATTGGATCAAAATTGATGTAGAAGGGTTTGAAGATGCTGTGTTAGAGGGCAGTCGAGAAACAATTCGCCGTAATAGGCCTTGGCTATTGTTGGAAGACAACGGCCGGCGAGAACAACATCAACAATGGTTAAATGACTTGTGTGGTCCTTATGAGCCTGCACCAGTCAAAAGCAAAACAAACACAATATGGATACCCAAATGAAATACGCAGTTGTCACAACATTCAATGCCAGCGGTTACGAACGCTATGCCAGTCGCATGATTGATACATTCCTACAGAACTGGCCCAAAGAAATTGACTTATACGTTTACACTGAAGACTGTGCAATACGTCAAAGCGCACCCAATCTACATGTTAGAGACCTACATGCTGTGAGTCCAGAAATAGTGGCCTTCAAGCAACGTTGGGGCAATGATCCTAGAGCACGTGGCCTGGTTGCTACTGGTCCTGCAGATCGCAAAGGCAAGGCACCAGGTATAGGATTCCGTTGGGACGCTATTAGATTCAGTCACAAAGCCTATTCAGTAGTTCACTGTGCGGCCAATTGTGACGCTGATGTGTTGTTTTGGATGGATGCAGACATGGTGTGCCACACACCTATTACTACAGAATTTATTAACAGTCAAATGCCCGCCAAGATTGGACTGGCTTATCTAGGCCGCGAACGCAAGTTTAGTGAATGCGGACTGTATGGCATGAACCTACGTGATTCTATTACAGTAAACTGGCTTCGAGAGTTTCAGCTTGCTTATGATTCTGGACGCCTTATGACCATGGCCGAATGGAATGACTGTTGGGTGTTTGATGAAACTCGTAACGAAGTGCAAGCGGCCCATCCCAAATGGCGCCAACTAAACTGGAGCCAAGGATTGATCAAAGGCGAAGGGCATCCGCTGATCAATACAGCTTGGGGTGCGTACCTTGACCACCTCAAAGGCAAGCGTAAAGAAACTGGCCGTAGTATGATCAAGGATCTTATTCAACCACGCACAGAAAGTTACTGGTCTGCTTGATATTCGGCCTTGCTGTGCTTGGCCTTGTAGTGTATAAGATACTCACCTAGTACTGTGTGCGGCAAAGGTGTTTTGTAAGGCTTGGCAAAACCCTCACACAAATCATACACTGGTGCGCTAGCAAGATTAATTGCAGCTCCAAACACATCGTTGTCGTAGAATCTGCGTAGGTCAGCATGATCGCGTTCAACATAGCGTCTACGATATTCGTTTCTAAA